TGTAATTGCATCTAAATTAGTTTTAGATAAAGCACTAACTGCAACTGCTAAACTATTAACAGAAGTTACAACTGTATTAATACTTGTAATTGCATCTAAGTTAGTTTTTGTTAGTACACTAACTCCTGCTACTACAGTGTTAATAGATGTTACTGCATCTAGATTAGTTTTTGTTAAGGCACTTACTGCTGCAACTTCTGTAACATTTGCAACACTTACACCTGCTTTAAACAATCTTGTTGCATTTGCACTTACTGCAAAAAAGTTAGTTGTGGAAATATCACTAAGTATTAGATTTGGTGCAGTTAAATTAGTTATACTTGCATCTATTGCTGTTAATACATTTGCATTTACTGTGGTTGCAGTCACAGTTGCTGCAGTTATTTTAGTTCCTACTGTAAGATTATTTAAAGTTACATCAGTAGCACTTACTGTCTTCATATTAGTAGTGCCTACAATAACTACATCACCACCTATAGATACATCATTTTCTACTATAAGAGAAGAACCATTAAATGTTCCACCTACAAAGGCATTAGCAGAAATTGTAGTTGCAACACTTACACTTATTACCCTACCATATGTATCAATATTAAATTTACCTAAGGGTCCATAAGTAGCAGAAGTTATTCCTGTAGTTGCAAGTGTTATTGTAGGGTTACCTGCAACACCATTTGCATTACTTATAGATATAGGACTACTTCCTGTAAGAGTTCTACCTGCAAGAGTTCCTGAATCACCTACTACAATTCCTGTAAGACCTGATAAGTCTGCAATATTATTTAATGCAGTTACATTTGCAGTTAAGGCTACACCACCTATTTGAAATGTACCACCTATATTAACTTTATCTGTAGCTAGTTGTAATGGTGTTGAATTACCTGCTCCTGTTTCTACTGCAATTAACGTAGAAGTTAAATCACTATTACTAGTATTTACTTGAAGTAAATTTTTATAAGTGTTTGCAATTTTTTGCCCTGTAAAATTACTCATATTGTATTCCAATTACTATCAGTAGTCTGCCACTCTGTTACTGTATCTTCCCAATCTAAATTTCTATCAATATTAGATTCAGGTCTTATATCTTTAATAAAAAAATTTTCTCTTATCTTAGGACTTTTATTTTGAGGGTGGCTTTTTAAATCATCTCTTTCAAAATCAGAAGGACATACGATAAGTCCATAACTATTTTTTTTCATTACGTTACGTCTGTATTCAAAACCACAGACATCACACTCTACTATTATATTTTTTCCACCTGCCATTAGCTAGGTAACCAATCTGTAACAGTTACATTTGTTTCAGGCATAGGAGACCTTCTACTAGGAAACTTTACTGTTCTAACATCCATAACTCTAGGACTTTTATTTTGAGGATGATTTTTTAAATCGTATCTTCCATCAAAATCAGAAGGACAAACCATTGTTCCATAACTAGATTTCTTTAAATCTTTTAGTTTATATCTAAAACCACAGACATCACATATAGCTAAAGTTTGTCTTGCTGTAGTCATTATATACTAATTTTTGGTCTTATCATAAGACTTACTCTTTCTCTATCTTCAGTCAATGCCCTAGAAAGTCTTTCCTCATATTCTGTTTTAATCATTGTAATTCTATTCATATCAACATTAGGTCGTTTCATTGACATATAATAAGCAACACCTGCAGTTAAGCAGGGTAAAAATCTTCTTGAGATATCAGGAGTTTGTATTGCAGATTTATTAACATCTTGCATGTATCTAATTAATTCTACTTTAACTGTATCTGTAGAATTTTCAGGTAGCGGCCAGAGATAAACTTCAGGATTATTCCTATTATGTCTAACTGCATATTGAGTTGGTCTGCCTACTTGTTTTTTATTTGGAATTTTTAAAAACTCTTGCATTGATATACGTGCTAATTGTATGTCTGTATTATCTCTACTAATTACTGCTTCTAATACATCTATACTTGAAGAAGCTAGTGCGTATGAGGTTACACTTGCAGTTATACTTATAGTAGAAGTTTCTGCAGTCCATAACATTATATCTCTATTTTGCCAATCAGACAACAATAAATTAATTGACCTTCGTGCAGACTTAGGTTCATGTCCTAGTGTGGGTTCACCACCTATCATCTCCATTGCTTCTTCAATAACTTCGTCAATGTCTAGAGAAAAATTATATGTGCCAGATGTTGTCATTTCTTTTTAATCTTTCTTTTTTTTATTTTTTTAACTGCAGGTTTTTTAATTTGTTGTGAGATACTGCTTCTACTTATAGTCATTACTTACCTCTTAACCAATTATACCATTTTCTTTTATGCTCTTCTGATTCCTTTAACGTGCTTTTGATTCTTAGGTGGTGCTTTTTTGCTACCACTTTTTCCTGCCCAATAAGCTGCTGACATCTTACCCTTTTGTATATTTTTAGCATGGCTAGCTTTAAAATTCTTCCTAGCTTCTGGAGAATAATTATGACCCACTGAAGAGTCACCATAGTGTATAAGCTTAATCTTATCACCTTCTTTAGCCAAGACCATACCTTTTTTACCCGGTCTATCAGACAGTTTAGGCTTATTAAATCCCTTAAATGTTTTCCCACGATACTGTATACCTCCTGATGGTAATTTTGTTACTCCCGGATATTTACTCATGTTATCCCTTATGTTCGTGACCCATCCAAATGCCAAATACACCTGTCATCACACCCATAACTACAGATACAAATGCTGACTGCGCTGCTGTAGGTGCGTCTAAATCCATAAACCATTCTGCACATCTCCATGACATTCCTGTACTTGCTAACATCATAAATCTTGGTAGTATTTTCCACTTGAGGAATTGCTCTACACTTACCATTATATTACTTTACTAATGCTTATGTTGGTTTCGATAAGTCCATCAGCTTCTACTCTATTAATATATGCTGTTCCTAGTAAGGCTAAGAAGCCACCTATTATAGCTATTACAAAAAATATTCCTATAGCTTCACCTATTTGTCTTCTAAGCTTCTGTTGCTTGTATATAGTAGCCTGTCGTTCCTTACGTATCTGACCTTCCATCTCTAGTAGTTCATCGTAAGCATGTGGTCCTTGTGTCATGTTTAGGTACATCTTGAGTTCATACCTTTGGTCTTCTAGTTTCTTCTTAGCAGCATAAGCTTGCAGAGCCATTGTTTCAATGCTACCTGCTCCAAACACCTTACCAAATATACTAGGGTTCTTAGCCTGTTTTTCGGCATTGTCTACATCACTAACTGCTCCCATCCATCTGCCAATGTCTCCTGACATCTGCTCTATGTCTCGCCCTACTGCAAATCCACTTTTGATAGCAGAAAATGCTTTACTTGCAACACCTACAGCTAGTGATATAGTTACTGGGTCCATTACTTTTTCCTTATTGGTTTACAGTATGCTGTAATCTGTAGATTAGCTCCTTCCTTCTGAGGTATTGAAGGTTGCTTGTTTAATCTTTCTGCAAAGTACAAGCACCTATCTATGTCTTTAAAAGTTTGTGTTTGGTCTATTACTTTTAATCCCATCATAAATACAAGTACAAACTCAATCATTACCTTTTTCTGCTACATTTTCTTCGTGACATTCACAAGTACATTCATCACAATCACATTCATAGCACGTACACGTGTCACACTTTTTACCTGATAAATATTTTGGTACACTACTAGAAGGAAGTAAAGAATTTAATTTTTCAAACATTATGGCTTCCTTGCTTTACCATATCCTTTGACCTGCCTTGCAGAAGTTGAGTTACCTTTATATTTCTCAGTCTTTTCAGGTTTGTCATATAAACCTGCAATAAGACCTCCACCTAATTTTTTTGTAGTGGTTCTATATCCACTTTTGTTAGGACTGTTCTTATCTTTTTTGTATGATTTAAGAGGTTCTTCTACTGAACCATCAGGTTTAAATTTAAGCACTCCCTCTGGATACATATAGCTCATTATATCTCCAGTTCTCTTTCCTGTACCATATTTTTTTTCTGCAAGAGGAATACCTGCTGCAACTCGGCTAGCATTTATTCTTGCTTGTGATACATCCTTTGCACCTTTCTTTATAGATTTTATAGGATTTTTAATTAAATCCATTAAACTAATTTTCTTCTGATTTTTCAATTGATATGCGTTAGAAGCTTTATATTTAGCATTTTTATCTAATTGTTTTTGAGATATAGTCTTATCCTTAGTGCCTGACTTAAATGCCTTAAACTTTACACCCTTACCTGCACCCTTAGTATCTGCTTCTTTTCTTTTTAGTTTGTTACCTGTACCTATTATTCTTGCAGTTTTCTTAGGCATTGCTCTTTTCTTAGGAGTGCCAAACATATGTGCAAGAAAGTCTGATGCACTATCATAGCCAACGTCACCCTTCTTATCTATAAACCTACCTGTGTAGTCATTAGATTTAACTTTAGGTAACTCTTTTTTAATTACTTTAGATGTATTTTTATTCTTACCATATGTTCCTGAAGTATCCCCTTCAGTATCCTCAGAAAAATTACCACCACTATTACCTTTATTATCTTTATTTATAACACTACTTTTACTTGTAGTTCCACTTGGTATAAGTGCTGCTGGAGCAGCGAGTAAACCAAATGCTATAGCATACCTTTTCCAATTATTTTTAAAATGCTTTTTTAGGTAAGCTAGTTTACCTGCTTTAGTTGTTACATTCTTAGGAATGTTTGGTTTAACTACATTTGTACCTTTGGTAGGAGTAGTAACTACATTTGTACCTTTTCGTTTAACTACATTTGTACCTTTGTTAGGAATAGTAACTAATTCAGTTGATTTTTTCTTTGTAGTATTTTTAGATATTTTATTTTTTTTATTATTTTTTAAAGTATCAAGTAATTTTTTATTATATTCTTTTCTACTAAATACTTTTTCTGCTTTATTAATTTTACTTTTTATTTTTCTTTTTTCTTTAGCTTTACTTGCCAGTTCCTTAACAGAAAGTTTTTTATTTTTAACTACCTTTGTAACTATTTTCTTTTTACCACCACCTGCAATATATTTTTTGTACATATCATCTATAGTTTTTTTAAGACCTTTGTTAACTACATTTGTACCTAAAGATAAAGTACCACTAATATAACCCATTACTTGCTCCCCTTTGTCATTGCTTTACCATAACCACGTATTGCTTTACCAATACCTCGTATTGTTTTTTTACCTGTTCCTTGTTTTAATGCTGCAGATGTCATTAATTCTAGCATTTCAATAGGCATATATACACTCATACCTGTATTAGCTGCTTTTAAAGCACCCTTACCTATTTTTTTTAATTTGCTACCTATAGTTTTCTTTCCTGTACCTGATTTGTATTTAACTATACCACCCTTCTTTCTAGGTATCACACCAAACTTTTCTTTTACATCTTTAGCTACAGGTTTATTATTATTTAGATTATCAAGCTTCATTCTTAAACTACCTATTAACTTAGGTTTAAGTTCTTTTTGCTTTTCAATTAGTTTGCTAACTCTATTCTTAATAGTACCATAGGCACTGCCCTTAGTAGCATTTTTAATTACAGCTCTACTTTTTAAATCATTTAGAGTTGCCTTTGCAGTATTAGACATAAGACTTTTTTCTGCACTATCTAAAGCTTTTCTATATTCTTTAATTTCAGATGCTCTATATTTAAATATTTCTGCAGTCTTTTTTGTCTTATCATAAACTACACCTTTTTCAACAAACTCTTCTTTTTTACTTATAGGTTTATTAGGAATACGACTTACTAAACTTTTATTAGGTCCTCCAAAGTCACCCTTATTAATTTTAAGAATTTGTTTTTTAATATTTCTTTCAGTTGTAAGTGTACCTTTTAATTTATCACCTATACTTAATGTTTTTCTTTTAGGAAACTTTGTAATTTCTTGTGATGCAGGAACTGCAATTTCAGTTGACTTACCTCTTACAACTGTTTTTTGAGCAGGTCCACTAATACCTTGTTCTTCAATTTCACGTGCAGTTGTTTTAGTTCCTCTTAAAACATTTTCTCTCATTTCTGCCATTATTTGTGAAGAAGTAAGTCTTGGTGGTATGTCTCCTCTTACTACATCTAGCTCATCTGTTTTATTCTTAAAAAAGTTTTTAGGAAGAACTTTTAACTGAGCCATTCTTCTCATTTTTCTTGCTTCTCTACTCATTTTCGGAAGAGAAGCTGCATCAGTTCTTTCTATAAAATTAGGATTCACATATCTATTAGTAATAGGACTTACTCTTCCTTCTTTTAATATTTGGGCAGGAGTTTTTCCTTTAGCTTTATTATTAAGAGACTGAACTCTATCACCTAATTTAACTGTTGCTCCTTTTTCTCCTGTGCCTTCAGTGTCTTTTCTTTTGCCTTTTATTTTCTTATCAGCATCAGATACTATAGCTTTTCTTTGCATCTTTTCTTTAGGAGTAAGACCTGTTAGATTTTTTTTCTTTGCTCTTTTTTTACCTGTCTTAGGGTCAACATCTCTTATTACAGTATAAAAAGCTTTTTTAGCTTTATCTTCATGCCCTTTACCATCAGGAGACCTTTTTATAACATTACCAATGCTTATTCTTTTTTGACCTTTATCTCTAGCTTCTTTAAATTTTTTAGCATATACAGTTTTAAATTCAACACTACCTTCTTTAAGAGGTTTTTTAGGAGGAGTGACTGCTTTCTTTTCAGCTTTCTTTAAAGCCTTTATTCCTGCTTTTAGTAATTTTGATATTGCCATAGTATCCCCCTAGTAAAGTCTGTTAGGCATTGCAGGTCCTGACTTCATACCTACTTTACCACCACCAAAAAACTTTTTAGTTGTCCTTTCAAATAATTCAGGATAATTTGCTGAAGTCATTAACATACCAAATGTAGAATCTTTTTTTTCTGCATCTTTAATTTTTTTATTCATTACATTTTTTAAAGATTTAGGCACAGGCTTTTTTTTCTTTTTAGTTTTAGCGATGTCCATTCCACCACCACCAACTTTATCTTTTTTCTTGTTTGTATTTTTATAATTCTCTGAAATAATTATTGGCATTTTATAATCCCCCTTGTGTAATTGTGTTGTCACCTCCTGCAGAACTTGCAGGTGCTTCCATGTCATCTCTTCTAGTTCTTCTTGCTTGATTGCGAAGTGCAGCAATAGATTCCTTGTATCTTGATTCATATACACCTATTGCTTCATAATTTTTCATATATAATAGAGCTTCTATCATGGATGCATTATATAAGGAATTATAACAAAACTCTGAAAAGTAATTTGTAGGAGTTGCAGTAGTAAGAGTAGTAGGTCTAGAGGTGTGAGCAACAATACCATCTACAGTAGATACTGGGGTAGGAGCAATAACTATAGTTCCATTAGTTCTTCTTGCATAATATTTAGGTGTTCCTGTACTTACACTAACAGACCAATAGTCATTAATAAATTCATCTGTACGTTGAACTAAATTTATTCTTGTTCCATTATTATTTATATTTATATTTTTAACTACTCTTGTTCCTGCAGGAAGATTAATTGTATTAGTACCTACTGGAATAGCTACAGATGTATAGGTAACTAAGCCATAGTCATCTAAGTCTGTAGTTAGTCTTAACTCTGCCTTATTAACCATTCGAGGTATAGCAGTAGCAAATTCAGAGTTATCATTCTCTGTACTCTCTATAAGGTCATCTACTAGGTAAGTATAATTAGCCATAGAAAACTGTCACAGTACTACCTGAAGTGGGTGCAGATACTTTAACAGGTCCTATCATACGTACTCCATTATCAGGTACATAAATATCTCCTGCATCTACATTAGTAGTTCCAACCCATTTTATATTACTTCCTGAAGTACTTCCATTTTCATCTGTTTCACTTCCTGTTATAAGGAATGTTCCAACACCACTATAGTAAATACTTCTTATTCTTGTATCTGCAACTGTCACACTTGAGAGAGTATCTAATACTGCTCCATTTCCTGTGACTGCTCCTGTTCTTATATTAGTTGTCATTTAATTCTCCTTGATATACTTATTATACAAAAAAATAGGGAAGGATGCAAAATATATCCCTCCCTTTTTTCTAAGTTAATAACTTATAGTTATCTATTAGGATGAGCCTGAAGCTCCATAGTAACTTCTCCAGTCAGAAAATCCAAAGCTATATCTTTCTCTAGCTTTAAATCTTACATTACCTGTATCAAAGTCTGGTTCCATCTTAGTCTGCAGTGGTGAACGTACAAACATTTTAGCTCCATTAGGACAATCAGTTTTTAAGAACCATGCATTAGTATCGGTAAATCTTCTATTTACATAGAATCCACCCGGAACCATGCCCTGATTTCTGATTGAGTTAATGTCGTTAACATTTGTTGCACCATTTGCAGCAGTATTTGGATTAACTCCAATAGTAGTTGACATAGTACTGTTCAGAAGCTGGTCTGCAGTAAATGCCAAGTCTGAAGGTATATGTAATGACTTAGTCTGAAGACCTATCAATATACCTCTATCATCTTTTGCTTTAGATATAGTAATCAATGCAGATTCTAAAGAAGCTTCTGACAAGTCAGTTGCACCTAAAGTATTTGATTGACTTCCATCACCTATAGTTGGATGTGCTGCAGAAAATAATTGCTGCCCATCTCCACCTGCAAAAGATGCATTAAAACCATTATTATATACGTCTGCAGCTTTAACTTGCTTAGTATTAGCCATTGCTCTTGCTAATCCTTTTGCTCTTAACTTTGCAAATGTATCGTAAAGGTTATCTTCCATTGCTTCTTCAGTAATTGCAAAAGCCAGTGCAACTGTCTCATGCGTATACCTTGAAGTAAAGGACTCTTGAGCATCATCAAAGGAAACTGCAGCACCTTCTGCTTTAATAGGTGCAGTGCCAAATCCTGTAAATAATACTTCTTCTTCAAATGCTCTATCTGAGTTTTCAGTCTCAAACAAAGATTTATGCTCATCAGATACTTCTCCATACTCCATGCCAAAAACAGCATTAAGTCCGGGAAGAAGTTCTTTAGAGATACTTGCTCTATTTATAGCCATAGTTTAATCTCCCCTTATCCGTTTAGATGATATGCAGTTATAGTGGTAGGAATAGTAACAATTGTAGTTAAAAAGTTGTCTGTATGCTGTACTAATCTAGCATTTATTTTTAAAAATGCTCTCTCAGTTGCTGAACCAACTTGATTACCCGGTTCGTTTACAGAATCTAATGTACGTACCATTGCGATTCCTGAAGTTCTAGTTGAAGCATCTACACTATGTCCAGATTTACCTGTAAATGTAGACCCTGCTCCTAGAACCACTCCAAAGTTCTTCGTGCCAAACAAGTCTCCTGCAGAAACAGACGCATCTGCCTGTACCTCGTATACCTGATTGGGGTCATCACATACTATTCCATAGGCATCAGTAACTGATGTACCTGAAGGAAAGTATGGTTTGAATTTTTGCTCGCCATTCTCAACATATCTGCAACCCATGAATACACCCTGTGCTACTTCAGTAGTAGTAGTAACAGTTTGCAAATTACCTGCATTTATTCTTACTAAATCGCCAGTAAAAATATTTGCTGCGTAACCTGAAGCTATAGGATATTCATTAGTTCCAATCGCATTGGGGTTATTACCACGTTTACGAGATGGTGAGAAGCCAAACGCTGCTGCCGTTGTAGTCATCGCTTTTCTCCCTTAAATTAAAATTAACTACTAAGACCACAACACTAGATTATTCTTGAAATCTAGGAGTCTTGCCCTTAGTAACTTGACTTTTACTATTATTTCTAATAGGCATACGAGAATTATTATTGCTCATTAACTGTTGATTAACTGCATCAACCATTTCTGAACTTTGATTCTCATAATATTTTTGTCGATTCTCTGCTTTTTGTAATGGCATTTTTGCTAATGCTAAGTCTCCACGACAGACTGCACCAGTATACCGACCTTCATCTCTCACGAAAGATGTATGTTGAATTTCTGGAACCTCATTAACATCTACAAATTGCCAGCCTTCTTGTATACGTTTGCCAACATTTGAATAATCATCTTTACCACGAAGATTTATACGAATCCACCGAAGAGCCATGCCCTCGTTTCTAAAGCGATTAAGAACAGATTCCGGAATTTCGAGCAGATTAGGCTCTCTAAACTCCATGTCTTGTTCCCTGTTATTAAGGTCACGACCTTCAATATTACGTGATTTAGCCATTGTATTTGTTCGTGTCATTTTAATTTCCCCACACTATTGATTGTAAACTGTAGTATAATCACCTTCAGATTTTTCAACCTTCAGCTTTTCTGCAGCATATTGTTCAAGAGGTATTCCCCACTTTTCGGCAAGTCTCATATCTTCTTTTGATAATTTAACTTTCTTACCCTTAGACGAGGATGAAGGAGTGCGTGATGCTCCCCCAACAACTTGAGCAGGAGATGTCGTTCCCTGCTGACGAGTGTCAACTTCAAACCTTTCAGGATATTGTTGACGTAGTCTAGTATTTATTTCACTATAAAAATCTAATTCAGAAGGGTCATAACCCTCTCCCTTTAATGTCTGGTCAATTTCTAATGCTAACGTAGTCATTATCTGGTCTTTACCAAACCAAGGATTTTTACCTGCCCAATCTAATGCAAGTTTATCATACTTAACATTTGACTTAGGTTGTGTATTAGCAGGAACTGGCTTACCTACTTCAGGAGTTACAGGTCTTTGTACTTCATGCTGCTGCTTTGCAATCTTTAATGAAGCTGCGTCATTCTGAGCATTACTTAAACTTTCCTGTGCATCTACAATTAAACTTGAATCTCCTGATTCTATAGCCTGTTTGTAAACATCCTTTGCCATTCCAATACGACTTTTAATTTGCTCTTCAGTCGTTTCAAAATTTTTAGTAAATGAAGTCTCTGCATCTCTTTGTTGAGACTTTAACTTTTCTTCAAGCTCTGTCTGCCTTACAATTAAGGAATCAATTTGTTCTTCTCGTTCTTTTTTTTGACGAACTAACTGTCTGATTCTTTTTTCTGCTCCTGAAGAATGTGCTTCAGGTTTTTTTTCAGGTGTATCTTCTTCTGTTTCAGCTTTTATTTGAACTTGAGGTTGCTGTGGTTTTTCTTCTACAGCTTCTTCTTGTCCTTCAATTTCAAACTCTACTTTATCTTCTTCTTTATTTTCCGATTGTGAAGTATCAATCGTAGACCAATCTTTGTCTGGTGTCATTTATTTCTCCATAGTTTGCGAAACTAAGCATAACGCATATTTTTATTATATATTAATTTAAACTAGTTCGCAAGTGTAAGCCTTAAATTAATTTGTTAAATTATATGTAGGGTCTAAATCTTTAGGATTGTCTAAAACCATAGAGATTTGGTCATCATATAATAAAATAAGTTTTATTCCTTTGTAAAAAAACTTTTGACCTGAGTGTTTACCATAACAAACGTAGTCTCCCTCTCTACACCAAGGACCATTAGGAAATTTATCTTGGTTTACATAGGCATCTGCACCTATAACCAAAACTTTTCCTATTGTCGTTAAGTAAGCTATGTCATTTTTTACAGAGTCAGGTAAGTATAAACCACCTTTTGTTTTTTCTTTTACAGAGACAGGTCTAATAAGAATATGAAACCCGGGAATATGTGGTAATATCTTAGGGTCTTCTACATGTTCCTCTGATATCCACATATCATTCTTAGTAGCTGCACCCATACTTGGTTGTTGCATTAGTCATCCTCTTCACCTAGTATTTTTTTAGTTAAGTTTTTAATCTCTGCTTTTGCCCATTCAATACCTGAAATACGACCTACACAGTTCATATACGTATGATAGTCGGAAGCTGACCCATTTGCAAGAGAATTTTTTATTATTTGTATTTCTTTTTCTAATGCATTACTTATTTCATCTGATAACATTTTTTCCCTTACATATCTCCTTAACGTGGAGATGCCAAAAATAATTTCCCATTTTACATATTGTACTAGATATTTTTAGATATGTCAATGCCTTTAATGTCATTGATAATATGGACTCACTTTAGAATTAGGGTCTTCTATACCCTCAACTGCTAATACTTCAGGTATATAATATTTTAACATATTTTCTATTCCCATTTTTAATGTTAATGTAGACATTGCACATCCACTACACGCACCACTTAAAGATACTGTTACTATACCATCTTTAAAAGACAGTAATTCTACATGACCACCATGCATTTGAACACTAGGTAATATAGACTCTACTATTACCTTATTAATTTTATCCTTAATTTCTTTCTTTTTTTGCATCTTCCAACATTTTAATTAATACGTCAGAAGTTTTAATAGTTTCTGCACTTTGGATATTGTCACCCTGCTTTATCATTTCAACAAGCATCTTAACTGCGTTCATTGCCTGTTGTGTATTTCTGTCCTTATCTTTTTCTTCTGCTTTTAACAAGCCTTCTGCTCCTGCTTTATACGCATCAAGGGCAATCTTTTGTTCTTTTAGGTCAAGGTCTCTATTCTTTAATGCACCCTCAGAAGCTTCCTTCGCAAGTTGTACCTGTATCTTTTGTTTTTCTATTTCAAGTCTCTGACCTTCTATCTGAACCATCTGTTGCTCTGGTCCCCCACCTTTTTGAGCCTGTGCTTTATTAGCAGCCATGACTTGTTGTGCTGCCTTTGCCATTACCTGTTCAACAACTTTAGGGTCTTGTATATCTGTAGAACCTTGAGGTGCTTGAGACATTATTTGCCTTGTTACACCATTAACTTGTTCTTGATATTTCATTACAATATGTTCTTGAATATTTGCCTGAAGTATTGGACTTACTCTCTGCATAATAGGATTACCTCCATTAGCAGGGTCTTGTAAAAACATAGTCTTTATCTGTATATGAGCATCATGGTTCTGTCCTGTAAAAGCTTTAATAGGCAAACCTTTTGTTGCTGCTTCTATATCTGTTACAGGGTCAAGTGGCATAGACCTAGGTTTCTCAGGTAGTATATTTTCTAAGTTAGGTATATTTGCTGCCTGAAGTACAGTTCTATTTAACTCTTCCATATTAAACATTCCCGGGGGTGCGTTCTGTGCCAACTGCATTGCCATGTTTACCATCATTAATCTATGAGCAGATGAAGGAATATTAGGGTCACTTACAGGAATAATGTCAATCTTACTATCAAAGTCTAGTTTAAATATTTCTGAAGATTCTCCCGGAACGTCATAGGGATATCTATTTGGTAAACTTTCTGAGTCTATACGTGCAAGTATCTTAAACTCTTCTCTTTGAGCCTTATGTAGTCTCTTATGTATTGCTGAAAAGAATTTACTAGATGCTTCAAGAAGTGCCATAGTTGTTCCTACAGGACCATAGTTAGCACCTTCACTAATAATCTGTTCAGTTGTATCTGCAAACTTCTGACCTGCTCCTGCAACATACTGCATCATGTTAAATAAAGTTTGAGAAGGTTCTTTGTATGGAAACATTATAATAGATTTATTTAAGTCCATACCTGTGGCTTCTACTTCTTTAAACTCTCCCGGTGCAATAGGGTCATTATCTCCTACTACTTTCACACCCTTGGCTTTAAAGCCACCCTGTAAGTTTGCAAACTGACCTGCGTCAATTAAACTTCTCATTGCTGCAGTTGCAGACATTGTTAAGTTACCTAAGAAGTGTATAAGACCTAAACCATAAAAACCAAATCCCGGAACAAATCTGTAATGAGTGAAAAACATTTTCTTTTGTTTTGTTTTATCTTTCTCATTCCAATTCCTTCTTATAGATAATACCTTCTGTGACTGTTCCTCTACAGTTACAATATAAGGACAGGCAGTATCATAGTCTTCTAACTCTAGGTAACAGTGCTGTTCTAGTAGTGTATATTGAGGGTCGCTTTCACTTGAAGGACTAAGACCTAGTACTGTGTCCATCTTTTCTGCCATTGCAGATTGTCTAGGTAGTTCAGGGTCTGGTAAGTCTATATCTCTATACATACCTGCATTAATTTGTCTTGCAAGTTCTATAGGACTTCTATATAGAATATGAGTATACCTGTCTGCTCTTCTTAAATCAGTTGCATAGTAAGACACATAGAATTGGTCAATAGGTACAAATTCACTGACAGGTCTTTCTAGTGAGTCATCATAATATATCTTTTTAAATGCAGAACCTAGTAAAGGTAAATGAAACAACATTCTTTCTGTCTCATCAAAAAATTCTGGCATCTGCTCTGATACCTGATAGTTTAAAAAATTCTGTACTCTGTTTCCTTGTTTCTGCTTAGACTCTGTAATATTTCCTAGTATCTGAACCTTTACCGGTCCTTTTGAAGGAAACAGTTCACCACTTGCCTTACTCTGAAACTTAACTGCAGATTCAATAAGTAATGGATGCACAGCAGTTGCTGCACCTTCAAAAGGTTCTGTAGTGTCTTCAAGCTTTAAACCAAGTAAGTCAAATCCTCTTTCAAACATTGACTCCCACTCTGACCTAGAAGATTTGTCTGCGTCATACTTTTCTATTACAGTATTTGCAATATCCTCTAAGTCCTTTTCTTCTATTGAGTCAGCAAGGTTCTCGTAAAAAGTTCCCTCTTCTTCTTCATCATCTTCTATATTTACATCTTCACTAAACTCAACTTCTAATTCACCTGTTTCAGGGTCAAGTTCAAAGTTTACATTTTCAGACCTATTCTCTTTTTCTAAGTCTAAGTTAATTATGTTATCTTTACTTTTTTCTTTATTAGGATTTTTCTCTACTGCCATTATTTTTCCTCACAGGCTTTTTAAAAAATTTTACTGATACTGCCTTACCTATTGTAACTGGTAATCTTTTACACTTACAAAGGGAACTGTATTTTTTTGCACTACATGTTAAACAGTAGGTTACAGGACTATATTTGAATATCTCCATTATACTGTTATACTCTCCAGTATGCAACTCTTTTGTCTCTTTTACTTTCTGCATCTTCCCATGAAGGGTCTTCAGGATGTGTTAAGTTCCAGCTATCTTTCATGTAGTGTACTGCCATACTCAAACAGTCTACTTGGTCATCATGTGACCCATTGGGAAAAGACATGCACTCTGAAAATAAATCATCTGCCCATATCTTATTTTTAGGCAACCATATTCTTCCTGCTTCCATCATAGGAGTGGCTGCATACACTCTGGCAATCTTATCTCTGTCCGGTAAGTAATCTAGTACAGGCAATCCTGCCCTACGCATGTCCTGTATTAGAGACTGTCCACTTGCCTTCTTTTCTATAATACACACATCAGGTTTAAATTCTCTATATAAATCTTGGGCAATACGTCTTAATTCAGGATACTCATACCTACCTCTAGTATTACCAAGTAATATTAAATGAGATACCTGACCATAATCTTCATCGTGGTCTTGGAATATTCCCCATGTCTGTATTACACTAAAGTCTGCAGTTCTACTTGTACTAAATGCAGTGTCATAAGTCTGTATAATAAAGCTACACTCAGGAGGGTCTTCATATTCCCACCACTGTATGTACTTCTTTTTAATAATACCACCATCATCAGGGGAAGGGTCTTGCATATATAATGAGTTCCAATACCTTGCACCATTACTTGCTCGTATCTCCTGTTCATCTATACGTAGTATCTCATCAGTTTTCCACTCAGGAAAATATGAACCACCTACAGGAAGGTCTAGTAACTCTGCTGCTTCCTCATTTAACCATGCAGGAATACTAATTACTTCCCAAGGATAGGTACTCTGTTCTGCAGTCTTTTCCTGCTTTAGCAACCAACCACATAAGTCATCATAGTGATACCTTGTATTAATAATAATAATTGACCCATTAGGCATAAGTCTAGTTCGTAAACCTGCAGGATACCATTCCTTAATATACTTTCTACCTGTCTGACTAAATGAATCTTCTTCTGACATTACGTCATCAAGCAAGGCAACATTTGCACCCCTACCTGCAACCTGACTTCTTACACCTGCAGCATAGTATGAACCATTCTTATTCGTTTTCCACTTACCTGCTGCCTTAACATCAGTACGTAGTGCAACACCCTTAAATATTCTCTGAAACTTTTCTGTATTAACTATATCTCTTACAGTTCTACCAAAATCAGAAGCAAGTTGGTCACTATGAGATACTGACATTATCTCATGGTTAGAGAAATTACCTATATACCATGCAGGAAATAGTTTACTACATATTAAAGACTTAGAGGAACGAGGGGGTAGGAATACCATAAGTCTTTTTATGTCACCATCAACCACACCCTGTAGTTTTCTACATAGTAATTTTATATGACTACCCATTTTAAAGTCAGATACAAGTGTAGGAGCAAATACTTTTACAAAAGTTAGAAAGTCATCCTTTGCTCTTAGGTTAGTATATGTATCTAAGTTAAGTTTAAAGTCTAAGTAGTTTTCTAAGTTAGTTGTAATTTCCATTATATTCTTATTTTACTACTTTCTTTTCCTATATCCAAACACTTATATGATTTTGGAAAATAATGTGGTGCGTGAACAGGTATGTCTTTTGAAACCTCGTAGGCTCTTGCTAAACATTTATCTATGGTGTTATGTGGACTATATAAATCTTGTAAAGTTATACACTCATTAGGATTTATTAGTAAACAAGCTAATACATATAATTCATACATTATTCTTTCCTTATATTTAATTACAAAATAATTATATCACTATTGCATAAAATAGGAAAGTATGTTATTTTATTATTTAGACCCCGGGGTAAATAGATACCCATTCCTATTGTAACTATATGTTACCTTATCATAAAATTATAAATACTTATATTGACTTAATGGGCGGCACCCTGTTAGGCATGGTTAATTCTATGGAATTTTAAAAATATATGGGGGTAGGGTATATATATATATATAACAGGTACAGTTTTTGGGTGGGGGTTAGTCTACATAGCTCTATTTAGTCAAATAAATGACACTTTCTCTATTGGATACTTAGGAATCAATATATTACTATATAAATTTTAAATGAATTAATCTATTTAGTTAACATGATTACATAGATTATCATTTAATACATTATGTTTATATTAAGATACATTTACTTACTAACAAGCCCTAGGTATATTTAATATAAACTATTGATTTACTTATGTAATTCTATATTGGATACATAGGAATCAATATATACTATTAAGAATTAAATAACACAAACCATTAACTTAAAAAGGATTAATGATTATGAAATTAAAAGATATTCAAGAGAATAAACAATTAGATAATATGATTGAAAGCCAAGTAGATTATTTATATAATGATTTACTTACTGAATTAAGTAGACACAATAGAAGGCATCATAAACTTTCTATAGGTTTACAAAAACAATTAACTAAGGAATTAATAAAAGTAATAATTATGCAAGGTAAAATATTAGAGATTATATAAAGGATACATAGGAATCAATATATAGTAATATGAAATAAACCTTGTTAGGTAGGACTTTCCCCTTCCTATCTAATAAAGTATATTTGATATAAATATACTATAACAAGCAAACTTATCATTGAAAGGAAAGTTTAATGCTTAAAAACTCTTATAATCCTAAAGGATTTAAAACTTATACTATCTCTCATAATAATGGTAGCGACAATGCACCAACATTAACGAGTGTCACTTTTAGAAACTCTAATCAAAACTTGATAGATGGAAAGTGGTGTACTACTGAAAACTTTATTGGGTCATTAGCTGAAAAGCTTAATGTAGATGTTAACTCAATACAGTTAGTTAGTTAAGTTAACTATATAATTTAATTAGCTAAATAAATTATATAAAGGGAAGCATATTATGTGCTTCTCTTTTTTATGAAAGGA